CAATGGCTTAGCCTCTGACAAAGTAATGGCTGAGAAAGCCCATAGCAGAACTAATAGCCGATATGATAGCCATTCCTATCCATAAACCACCCTTGCTCTGATTAGCCAAAGCAAGAAGCTGATCAATGGATTGTTCAAGCTTATCTATTTTCTTTTCCATAGCCTCAACCTTAGCGGTCAAAACTCCATAAGCTATTGGGTCTATGTCAGACATTAGGCGCTCCAAGGCAGTGGCGGTGTCACCACAGGTGGGTTGATAGCGTTGTCGATCTGTTGCTGTACAGCCGCCTCTGTAGCGTCCTTGTCCACGCCTGATGCCCAAATCCAACCAAGCACTTGGTCTTGCGTTAAGTGAGCATACGGGGTGTAGGGTGAGCCAGAGGTGTAGGTCACGCCACAAGTGCTGTAGACAGAGCCGTTATAGGTCTTGCCATCTTGCTCTTGTGTGCCGTTGCACTGCCAGTGAACGGTGAATACAACATCTGTCTCCCCTTCAGCTTGCGGGTAACAGTTCATTGCGCTGATGTTCCAAACTATTGTTGACATGATTTATGCTCCTTCTAAAGCGGTTATACGGGCGGTGAGTTGGGTGATGAGGGCTTGTTGTTCTTGAATGGCTTTAACAAGCAAAGGAATTACATCTGTGTACGCCAAACTCAATGTTCCAATTTCATCATCTTGAGTTACGACAGCTTCTGGCAAGACTGCTTGTACATCTTGAGCAATCAAGAATGAACGGCTTACAGATTCATTATCTGTCAAATAACGACCTGTGCCAGAACGAAGTGTGCAAACTTTTTCTATTGCATTTTCAAATGGAACAATTGCTGTCTTTATTCGCTCATCAGAGTCTGATGCCCACGATGTACCGCCATTTGATAGACGAACACCGTTACTATTTGCAATAACATAAGCACCACCATTATTTCCACCAAACCAATAGTTGTTTGCTACGCTATCTGTAAACTGAACACAGGTGTCTGCTCCGCTTGCATTTGATGCTATTCGCATAAGAGCACTAGCATTTCTGGTTGTGGTAGTTGCCGCAGTGTTGACCACATTTACAGTTAGCGGACTGCCTGCAATACTTTCCCTCCGAACATTTAATCTTTCTGCGGATTCAAGACCTGTACCACCCACCAGCAAGTTACCGCTAGTATCCAGAGTCATCCACTGGGTTCCACCAAAATCATTGGCGCTATTCCAACGGAAATTTCCTGTTGCACCATCACGACCAAAACTTATGCCGCCGCCGTATCCAGAAAAGTTAATGTATGAGTTATAGCCGTTGTCTGAGTTAATCAGCAACGCTACAGCAGATGAGGCTTTGTATACGCCAATGTTGTAAGTCTGACCGTTATTGGGGCCAGCACCGACCATTAAGCGACCGCTGGAGTCAAGGCGCATTCCATCAGTTTGTGCGCCCGAACCGCTGTCGTAATAAAAACTCAGACCCGTTTTATTTGATGCAGATGCTTCTAATACGGCCCCAATACCAGCGCCACCCGTGCTACCGCCTAAAGTGTTTTGTACTTTTAAAGTTATCTTATTAAAATCATTAACTGCGCCTGTACCTGTTAGCCCAAAAATTGCAGATGTTACAGTAGCAGACCTTGCTGTAGATGTTTCTAACTTTACCGAAGGCGTAGTAGTCCCAATACCCAAGTTACCGCTGGTATCTATGGTGGCGTAAGTTGACCCACCAGATGATGTACGAAACACATGAGCGTTGGCATTGTAGAAAATTTTGTTTGCATCAGATGTGGTTGTGCTACCAAGAATCTGGATTGCTGGGTCAGTACCAACTGTTGTACCGCCACACAAATCTAACTGTAAATTTTGAACTGTTTGTTGAATGGATGGGTTTGTTCCGCTAACAGAAATTCTGCCAGTGACTGCAAGGCCAGTGGAGGAAAAAGTGCCGATAGTGGTTATGGAGCCGCCTGATAAAACTCTTGCCTCTAATGTTCCGTTTTGACTGGTTTGTGCAAGCGCACGAATTGCACCAAGTGAATTATTTGTTGATGTTGAATCCAGCCCAAAAAACCCTAACTGTGGGCCAGTAACATTCGCACTAAATGCTCTGGTATCTTTGCTGATTATTGGATATGTTCCATCACCAGTCGATGCTGTAAGTTGGGCTGTAATAGTAGTTGCACCCGTAGCACTCAGCGTAGAAAACGCGCCCGTAGAAGCTGTCGTAGCACCAATCGACATATTGTTGATGGTGCCTACACCCGTAGATGTAAGAGCCAATGTCGGCGTATTGCTTGCCGTGAGAGTGATTAGATTGGTATAGGCTGTGCCGTCCACATCGTAGGCGGCAAGAGACAAAGTGTTGGTGGCTGTCTTAGCTGATTTAAGCTGTGTGCCAGTTACATACGAAGCTGCTTGTGTGATGGTGTCGGTGTCAGCGTCACCAATTGTGGCATTTCCATTAAGAGCAACTGCACCAGAAAAGTTGGCAGCAGCAGCGGTGATGGTGCCTGTCAAGGTTGGTGAAGCTGACAACACCATACTGCCAGTACCTGTCACAGCATTGCTTAATGTGACACCCCCATATGTTAATGTGCCACCAATAGAAGCAGCACCAGCCAAATAGAAGTCTTTAAACTTTAATGAGCTTGTGCCTAAGTCAACAGTGTTGGTGGTCTTAACACCCAGCACAGTTGTAGATATTGTGACATCTTGCGCTGGGCCAAGCTTTGTAATGGGAGCACCCTCAGCAGAAGTGCCGTCATGTGTGTGCCCTGTGGAGCTATTAAACCCAGCCTGCACCGCATTAAATTCACCATCTAAATCGGCGGCACTAATCACATTGCCATCTGCAATGTTGTTTACAGTATCTGTACGAACATAACCTGTCATAAGATTTCCTTATCTTCTATCATGTGAAGAATACTCCAGCGTGGCAGCATCCAACGAAAAAGGTGGGTCTTGGCTGTCTGATACAAATTGTAAAGACACTGAAAAACCAGACCCAATCACCTGTGTCTGGAAGAGCTTTTTAAGCTTTGCGCCATATACAGTTGTACCATATTTTGCAGTGCTTGTACCATAAAAGCCTACACTTCCTGTATTGTTAGACAGGGTGATGGTTTCTGGTTGAATGCTTCCAAAGTCATCAAATTCTAGCTTCAAATTGACAGAGGTGGTTACACTGCCTTGAGGATTGGTATAGAGAAACATCTTATAGAATGTCTTCCTCACTCTAGGGTCAGTGATGTGTATGTAGGGAGTGGCAAAAGAAGCCACAATATTTGCACCATCAAAGCTATTACCACTCTCCATCCTATATACATACCCATCATCATGGGCAAATACAATTATCTCTGTCTGATTTAAGTAATAGCTATCAGCAACATAAGCCTTAATGCCAGTGGTTTCACCCCAAGCAATGGAAGAGGTATTATCTCCAGCCATCTGTGTGCCTAATATGCCTTTAGCACTGTTAGCAGTGATGTTAGCACTATAGCCAAGAAGTCTATATTGCGACTTCTGTTTAATCACCACACTGGCAAAGCTGCTATTAGAAGAGATAAGCTCTGTGGTTTCTTTTTGAATTGTTTTAGAAACCAGCCCCAAGTTGAAGTCACCCACTCTGTCTGTAGCACCCAGCAAGCGTAAGCCATCTGGGCCTAGAAACATCACATCACCCCCCACCTCTTGTATGGTGTCACTAGCCACACACCCCACTTTTCTTGTAATGGGTTGTAATACAAAGTCAGAGATTGCACTGCCTGTAATTTGATTGATGGTGCGCTCTGTGAAGATGATCAAGGCTTCTCTAAATACAATGAGTCCAGTGATGGTGCCACCGATACCAATAACACCTGCTCCTGTAGCAGGAGAAAAGTCAGTGTCTGTGTATGGAGCACTGAAAATAACTTGATCGTCTTTAGCAAAGAACAAATGATTTTTAAAAGAAACTACAAAAGTAGCACCAAGCAAGTCAGTGGTGGCATCATTAATAAGAGAGAAGGTAGTGTCATCCCAGATGAAGGGGTAATTAACACCATCCACACCAACAATCTTGTCAGTGCTACTCATTCTATATTTCTCTGTTCTCAGCTTAACACCAGCCGTATAATTAGCTGTGAGCCATGTGATGGCTGCATTATCAGCAGGGCTAGAAGCCAATGTTGGGTTGATGCTTAATGTGGCTCCACCACTTGTCACTGTGGCATTAGATAAAACAGTATAAACTTTCTGAACACCAGAAATTGTGAATGTGTCTCCAGCCTTTGGAGCATCTGTCAATCCATCTACAATTAAACTGGTGCCTGTCTGAGCACCACCATTAACCAACACTGTGCCATAAGAAGGAACATTAATCTTTACCCAGCCAGTTCCTGTTGATCTATATAAATCATTGCCTCTATAAGCAATCACTTGGTCTTCCCAAGCAGCAACACCTTTAACTGTGCCTGTATGAGAGGTGAAGGTGACAGCAGCCAAATCAGCAGGACTACTAGCCATAGAAGTGGTGAGTGTTAGTGTTGCTCTCTTGTTTGTGCTGTCGTATGAAACACCAGCACTAGCAATTGTGTATGTGCCTGCAACACCTGCAATGGTGAGAGTACCACCAACAACAGGAGTGGTGAATATGTTTCCTAAGACAAGAGTTGTTCCTGTTTGACTGCTGCCATGCACCTTAGGAAAGCCATAAGCAGGGACAAAGGCGCTGTCATATTTAGTAAAGCCTTCAATTCTTTTATATCCACCATCAACAGAAGGCTCAAAATTCTTTAGTGTTCTAGCACTGCCGGGAGCATTGGTTCCTTGTTGAAGTGGGGAAAGAGAGGAGATGAGTCCCCCCTTAAACTCAAAAGGATATGTTTGCCAAGCGTCAGCCATTACTTAACCCTGTCCCCAAAAGCAGAAGCTTGTGTGGTATTAATCATTCCAGAACGAACATAAGAATATCTGTTTACCAACATGGAGCGCATTCTCTTAATGCCTTCCTCAAACTTGTTCTTAGACATAACAGCAGACTGCTCATTGCTTCTAAACAGATATGCATATGCCATAGCACCATCAATAATCACATGCCTAAATCTCTCAGGAATGGAAGGCACATCTGAATATGAAGACAAGTCTACAGGCACTCTGTAATATTCATAGAAAATTGTGTATGCGCTATTAGGTGCAGGCACCACACCATATTCCAAACTGGGAGCATGAAATACATAGGAAGGCACTTCTCTCTTTGAAGAGTCTGTTGTATATTCGTGATCGATATATCTAGACAAGTAGTCTTCGTAGGAGAGAATGGTTAGCTTCACTGTGGCATTACCAAAGGTGGCATTTTCTTCAATGCGGAAAGTATCAAAGTCGATGGTGTTGGCATCACTGGGGAAGGCGTAACGAATGGTGCCTGCTGTGAGGGTTTCCTCAGCCAGCACATGATTGAAAGGCCACTCATAATGGGTGTGGTTGATGTCTCTGATGGCTGCATTAACAGCATCTTTATTATGGGCATAGAAGCCAACGGCTGAGCTAAAGTTGGCAGAGGTAAGCTCAACTTCATTGAGCCTTCTATTAACTTCATTCACCAAGTCTAAATAGTTGTATGCCATATTATTGTTCTTTCACTCGCAGCCTGATGACACGCTCTGCCACATTACCACTATTATCTGACATAGTGCAATAAAATTTATATTCAGTGTTGGCAGTGCCTAGCCCTAAGTTGATAGTGGCAACACCGCCGCTAATTGTCTGAGAAACATTCTGTATGCCATTAACAGTGTTGCTAGCTGCAATGGTTGTCTTCACTCCAGAAGAGTT